TTCCGACCGTGCCCATGCCTGGCGCGCTCCATTTCATCCACCAGTTGCGCCGCCTGCTTTCCGATCTGCTGAAAGCCTGCCCGAGTTCCCGCGAGATCGTTGCCGCGCGGATGTCCGAGCTGACCGGCGATCCAATCACCAAGCACCAGCTTGATTCCTGGACAGCTGAAAGCCGTGATGGCTGGCGTTTTCCGCTGGAATACTTGCCGGCCTTTGAAGTAGCGGTTGAGACCATCGGGTTGATTGCCTGGGCGGCCAACGTACGCGGCGGAAAAATACTGATGGGCAAGGAAGCACTGGATGCCGAGATCGGCAAGCTGGAACGGCTGAAAGAAGACGCTGGGAAGCGCATCAAACAGCTTAAACATGCCATGGGTGAGATGGAATGACTGCCCCGAGTCCTACTGCCGTGGGCTCAGCATTAAATTCGGCCGCCAGCGTGACGCTGGACGAGATTGTTGAGGCACTTGTAAAGGCAAAGTCTGGCGTTGCAAGACGCGCGGCAAAGGAGTCATGGCCTTTCAATGAAGTCGCCGTCATTGGCGGAAGAAAGCGCCACTATCCCCTCGCAACCCTGCCAAAACCCGTCCGCGAAGCCTGCCAGCATCTTCTGGTCAAACGCTCGATGGCGCTTTGTACGACGCCTCCTGAATCCGCTCCGCTCCCGTCAAAGCACCAACCCAAGGCGCTGGCGATCCGCGCCCCGATCAGCCAGGAAACCGCCGACGCGCAGCAGCTCATCGTGCAGGAAGCGCGTCTGTGCATCCTCACCGCCATCGACAAGGCCGCTGCAAAAAACGGCCTCAGCCCCTCCCGATCCATCATCTACTGGATGCAAGCGCTGGCCGATGGCTCAATGCCCTTGCAGCAGCGCCTGTGGTGTGCGCTGGCCAACAACAAGAACGGATTCAGGTGGTCGGTGAGCTATACCACCGGGCGTCCGATGGCGGTCGCCGCCGACGGGCAGGATGTGGATGAATTCGCCGCCATGCTCTCCAAACGTACCCTGCAGCGCTGGGTGGAAGAGCGCAAGAGCGGCGGCGATGCGGCCTTGATACCGGGCAAACGCGGAAAAGATATGAGCGTTCCCTCCTGGGCGGGAACCTTCCTCTCGGAAATGCAGCGGCCGCAGAAGCCGGCTGTACAAACCGCCTATGACGCGATGGCTAAACGCCTGCAGGCCGAAGGCTGGACGCCGCACCGGGGCGCGGGCCTTCCCGGCCCGATGAACTACCCCGACTACAGCAGCGTGTGCCGCTGGTACCGCGAAAAATTCAGCCAGCTGGACAAACAGCGCGGGCGCAACACCGGCAGCGCACTCAACCCCTACAAATTCCACCACGTACGCACCACCGATGGCATGGAACCCCTGCAGGAAGTGCATTCCGACGGCTGGGCGACGAAGTTCTACGCGCCGCATCCGATCTCGGGCAAATGGGTGACCGGCGAAGTCTGGCACAGCCACGACGTGGCCACGCGCAAGGCCTACGTGCATGAACGCAGCATCGGCCTGTCAGAGAATACCGCAGTGATCCTGGGCAGCCTGTATGCCGTCTCGGTTGAGGATGGCGAACCGCTGTTCTGGCAGACCGACAACACCGGCGCCGTGAAGAATGACCGTGTCGAGTTCGACCCGGCCGCCTCACTGGCCGCGCGGCGCTCGATCCAGATCGTGCACAACATCCCCGGCAACAGCCAGGCCAACGGCATCGCCGAAAGCTTCAACAAATATCTCCAGGAGCGCAGCAAAGAGCTGGCCACCTTCAAGGGCGCCGGGCAAGACGCACTGACGCAAAACCGGGTGCACAAGCTGACCAACAAGCTGGTCAAGGCCGCAGATTCCGGCGATGCGCTGGAAGTGGCGCGGATACGGGCCGAGGCTGAACGGAAGGGCTGCGGCATCGTGTTCGGCGCATGGTCTGAGGCCGTGACCTGGGTGATCTCCGTGGTTCGCGAGTTCAACGATATGCCGCACCGTGGCCTGCCGAAGATCACCGATATCACCGGAAAACGCCGGCACATGACACCGAATGAACGCATGACCGAATTCATCGCCGCTGGATGGGAGCGCAAACCGCTGTCCGGCTTTGAACTGATCGACGCCTTCCGCGTGCATGAAGTGAAGCGGGTAACGCGCGGCTGCGTCTCGATCATGGGGCAGAAATACCACCATGCAGATCTGGATCACTTCAATGGCAGCGATGTGCTGGTGGCGTACGACATCGAAGACGGCGAGCAGGTGTTTATCAAGGATCTGGCCGGCGTTCCCTTGTATACCGCAACGTTCTACGAATCACGCGGCTACCGGGCACAGAGCTTTATCGATATTGCCCTCGAAAAACGGGCGACACAGCAGATCGGCCGTCTGGAGAAGAAGATCGACGCCATCGAGGCGCAGCGGCCGGGCATGGTGGTTGAGATGAGCCTGAACCGTGCTATCGAATCATCGGCAGTACGACTTGAAGAACCGCAACAGGCCGAGGTTCTGGCGATCCCATCAGCCGAGGCCGAGCAGGCACGTCGGCGCCAGATCGCCAACCTGGAAGACTCGGCGCTGATTCGCCACCTGGCGGAAAACCCAAGTGACTGGAATGACAATCTGCGCCGCTATCTGGCCGAACAGGCCGAGAAGATCAAGACGGTGGCGTGGCTGATTGAAGAGTTTGACCTGTGGCGCGAGCTGGAAAACGTGAGCGCCAAGGGTTTTGAGAGGCGGGTGAGCTGACCGCGTCAACGGCCAGCCCATCCTTTTTTGAAGCAACACCAGCGACAGGAGTGTATCAGTGAAAGACCATTTTGTTAAAACCAGCAACTACCGCGCTTTCGAGGCAGGTATCGACAAGGCGCAGGCGCGCGGGGCGCTGGAAGCCACCAACATCCTTGTCTATGGCCCGCCGGGCACCGGCAAGACCGAGAACATCGACCACTGGGCGACACAGAACGACGCCATCTTCATCCGCGCCAATGAAGGCTGGACGCCGCGCCAGTTCATGATCGAACTGGCTAAGAAGGCCGGCGTGGATGCCTCCGGTAGCGCCCAGGCACTGTTCGAACGGCTACTCGGCTACATGGTCGGTACCAGTACACCGCTGGTCATCGATGAGGTCAACTTCTGCCTGGCCGACAACGCCGCCGTGATGGAGAAAATCCGAGATTTCTCCGACCGCACCGAAACACTGGTCATCTATGCCGGAGATGAGCGCGTAATCCCCAAGATCGGCCGGCACGCGCAGATCGCCAGCCGTTTTGCCGCCGTCGTCGAATTCAAAATGGCCAACCTGGCCGACGTGCGGCAGCTGTGCAGCGAACTGGCCGAAGTCGAGATTGCCGATGACCTGGTCGCCGAAATGCTTCGGCAAAGCAGCGGCCGCGTGCGCGGTATCATCGACGCGATTGCCGTGGCCGAGCGCGTGGGTAAGAAATTGGGCGGCCACGTCAGCTTGGCAGACTGCGCCGGTCAAGAACTGATGTTCGACTGGCAGACCCGGCGCAGCGCGGTGGTCAAGGCGATGAAGAATGGGAAGGGGGCGTGATGCATAGCCCCTCACTGCGCAGAACGCGCCTCGTCCAGGGAACGCAGCGCTCGAAGATCTGGCGCGCGATACAGATCAAGGGCAAATTCTGCCTCTCCGACCTGTGCCGCTGCGTCCTGACCGGCACCGAAACTGCCCAAAACCCGCGCAACAGTGTCGGGCGCTACGTGGCCGGCCTGGCTAAGGTCCGCATCGTGATTGAGCTGCCGCGTCGCAAGGCTCCCGCCTCACCGACCTCCAATGGAGAAAAGCGCTGGCTCCTGGTGCGTGACGTGGGTCGGAAAGCGCCGGTGCTTCGCCCGAACGGCGACGTCTATGACCCGAACAGCGATTCCATCATCCCGTTGCCCGTGATTGAGATGGAGGCTGGCCATGACCAGTAACGCCGATATCGCCAAGGCACGCGCCATCGTTATGAAACTGCTGGCCGGCGGGAAAACCAAGGCCGATATCGCCACGGCGATTGACTACAACCGTACCTCGGTAAGCCGCTGGATCAACGAACCGGACTACAACGGCGAACACCTCGCCGCCAAGATTCTGGAGCACTTCGACGTGATGCAGTGCCCGCATCTTGGGAGTGACATCACCCCAAGTGTCTGCCGAACCTACGCCTTGCGCCCATGCCCCACGTCGAGTACCCGCGAGGTTCGGCACTGGCGCGTCTGCCAGACCTGCCCCCACAAACCGGAGGTAAGCCAATGAGTCCAAAAGCCCCAACCCCTTGGTGGGTCGATGCCGGTGACAGCCTCACCTTCATCCGCGACCGTGACGGCGTGGCCGTCTGCGCCATCATACGTAAAGACGACATCAACGAACGCCTCGACCAGGACGCCGCCGCCGAGCTGCTCGCGATGGCCCCGGAACTGTTCGCCCGCCTGCACGAGCTGCACGACGTGAACCGCCGGAGCGATGCCGAAGTCGCGCAAAGCCTCGAAGTCCCCGCCTGCACCGACGACGAATGGGACGCCGTCATGGACGAATCCGCCGCCTTGCTCGACCTCCTGGCCGAGTCCGGCGTCACGCTGGGAGACGCCCCATGAACGCCAACCGCGCCCTGGTCTTCGATTTCGCCCAGGAACAAGCCAATCGCGCCCACCACACCCGGCCACGGAACAACCTGGCCGACATTCAGCAGCGCATCGAACGCTGCAGCGCGTGGTTGGCCAGCAAGAAGCTTTGCGTCCTCGGCTTCGTCGGCTCCACGCTCTCCGACCCCGTCGTCATCGTCGCCCCCCATCCGGCCGCCTGGATACTGTTCTCCGGCCGGGCCAACAACAAAGGCCATAAACAGGAAGGCGCGCTGCGCTACGAGATCTGGGAAGGGTTTGACCGACTCAACCAGGTGAACGTGCGCTGGCAGGAGGTCGTGGCATGCGCCTGATCAACCACATCGACGCCTTCTTCCGCCGCTGCTGGCTCGCCTGGCGGCACATCCGCGCCCTGCACGAAACACCGCGTAAGGCCTGGCACAAGGCGCGGAGGTCCTCATGATCAGCAACGCCAAACGATGGTCGGCTGAGGAAGACAAGACCATCACTGACCTGCGTGCCGATGGAGAAACCATCGCCGAGATCGGCAGGGTTCTAAACCGTTCTCCGAACAGCGTAGCTAGCCGCTTGGAAGCGCTGCAGCGTCCGGTCAAGCCGGGCGCCAAGACCAGACCCTGCATGTGCTGCAGAACACCGTTCAAATCCGCCGGGCCCCAAAACCGCCTCTGCCTTACCTGCCGCCGTATCGACGTCAGCCCCTACTACATTTGCTAATCAGGAGACCTCATGGCCACCAAGAAAACCCGCATCAAACAAGCCGCCGCAGCGGTATTCATCCCGCAGAACCGCGAGCAGGTCGCTAACGCCATCCGCGAACTCGGCATCCTGCAGCGCGAGCTGACCCGCATCGCCGCCGACATGAACGACGAACTGGCCGCCGTCAAGGAAAACTACGAGACCGAAGCCGAGCCGCGCCGCCTGCGCGTCGAAGCGCTGCAGCAGGGTGTGCAGACCTGGAGCGAAGCCAACCGCGACGCCATCACCCAGGCCGGCAAGGTCAAGACCGCTACCTTCACCACCGGCGAAGTCTCCTGGCGCATCCGTCCGCCGTCGGTCGCCATCAAGGGCGTCGAAGCCGTGCTCAACAGCCTGCGCCGTCTCGGCCTGACACGTTTCATCCGCGAGAAAGCCGAAGTCAACAAAGAAGCCATCCTCAACGAACCGGCCGCCGTGGCCAAGGTGCCCGGCATCACCATCAGCCAGGGCGAAGACTTCGTCGTCACGCCGTTTGAAGCCGAACTGGCAGAGGTGGCCGCGTGAAAGCCGATTCCTGCGGAACCTACACCGAACAGATCCGCGCCAGGATGGGCTGGAAATCACCGGCTCAAATCAAGGCACTGGTCACCGTGCCCGAAACGCGGTGCTCGGGTTGCAGACATTTCCACCAAAAAAGGATTGAGAAGGGTGACGGAAGCGTCGACTTCTCCCCCTATTGCCGCCACCCGCAGGCAGGCGGCAACGAAGGGCACGCCACCCGTGAAACCGCCCTGTGCAACTGCTGGGAATCCCCACAGTTGAAGTATCGCTAAACCATTTTCAACCACTCCCAGAAAGGGAAAAACCATGAACCAATCCGAACTCATCAGCAAGGTCGCCAGCATCAGCGGCGAAACCCGCAAGGCCGTCGAAGCCGTGCTCAAGACCACGGCCGACGTTATCGCCGCCGAGCTGCAGGAAGGTGGCGAAGTCAAGCTGCCGGATCTCGGAAAGTTGCACACCCACGCCAAAGCGGCGCGTACGGGCCGCAACCCGCGCACGGGCGATCCGATCACCATCGCCGCGCGCAACGTCCCCGTCTTCTCGGCAGCCAAGGCCTTGAAAGACGCCGTCAACAAGTAGTCGTCTGGCTCGATGGCCTCTCAGTGGGCCATCCGGCAAGCCGATTTAACGGAGGAAAAATGAAACTAACCAAGGAACAGAAAGCCGAACTGGCCGAAAAATTGACCAGCCCCTGGGGCTGTGTCGAGCTTATTTGCGACGGTTATCGCATCACGCTCCAGGTGCAGTGTGTAAAGGCATTGAAATACCGAGTCGTCACGTACGTCAATGGCGAGTGGAAAGGCTTGTGGTTCTCGGATAAAACTGAATATCCAGAGCAGAAGTTTCTCAACAAGCGCACTAACCGCGCCTGCTCACCGGCCTACAAGGCGAAGATGGAAAAGATTTTCGGAAAGCGCGCTATCGCCAAAGACCCGTATTACAGCAAAACATTCATTACCTATGACCTCAGTTGGCCCAGCGGCAAAGCGGCCATCGCCCACCTGTGCCGCGTTTGCGAATCGGTTGAAATCGCCCCGCCGAAGGATGTCTTGAATGGAGTGAATGATGGGTAACAAAACTGGAATCGAATGGACGGATGCCACATGGAATCCGACGACCGGCTGCACCAAGGTCAGCGCCGGATGCAAGCACTGCTATGCCGAACGCGACTGGGCACGCCTGGTGCATCTGCCGGCCTACCAGGGCCGCGCCTTCACTGATGTCGGATGTCATCCGGATCGGCTTGATCAGCCGTTGCGCTGGCAGAAGCCGCGCATGATTTTCGTCAATTCAATGTCCGACCTGTTTCACGAGGCCGTTCCTGACAGTTTCATAGACCAGGTATTTGCCGTCATGGCGATGGCTCCGCAGCACACCTTTCAGGTGTTAACGAAACGGCCGCAGCGGATGCGCGAGTATTTCGCTGCTCGGCGCGAAGGCGACCCGTGGGCAGAGGCTGCTGACACCATCGCCGATATGATTGGTCTGAAAGAGCATCCGATTGTTCTGGAGCCGAAAGACATTCCTTTGCCGCACGTCTGGCTGGGCGCCAGTATTGAAGATCAACCGACAGCGGATGAACGGATTGTTGAACTACTAGCCACTCCGGCCGCTGTGCACTGGATCAGCGCCGAGCCGCTGCTAGGTCCGGTCCATGTCGGAATGTATCTGTCGCGCACCAACATGCCGGGGCTATCGATGATGCCCGGATTCACTGATCCGCTTCCCGGTGTTGATTGGGTTGTCGTCGGTGGGGAATCCGGCCCGAAAGCACGCCCAATGAACCCTCAGTGGGTCCGCGACCTGCTCAACCAGTGCGCAGTGGCCGGCGTTCCATTCCTGTTTAAACAGTGGGGCGAGTGGGGCCCGGAAACGGACGTTGCCTACTATGCGGACGAAAAGACACCGCAGCACAGATGGGACGATGGGCGCTACTCAATGCGCGTCGGCAAGAAGCTCACCGGCCGCTATCTCGATGATGTCCGATACGACGGCTATCCGGAGGTGCAGTCATGAGCCACTGCATCAACTGCGGAGGACACGCAACTCTGCTATGCGATTTCACGCTCGGCGGTGTTTTTAGTGGGTATGCCGAGTACAACGGAACACCCTATCGCGTGCAATCAATCAACAAACCGCCCTTTACCTGCGACGTGTCGTTGTGCGAATCCTGCGCCACAAGAGCCGGCAACGTTTTTTTCTCTGGTCTGAAACCGGGCGTCGATACGATTGATTACTGCCCGTTGCATTCCGCTGGAAATCAGGGGTTCCCAATGCCGATCACCGACGATGAGGTCAGGGCGATTCGACGCGAGATTGTTGCGCATTATCGGCGCAAGTCGTTTTACATCACGCATGGAGCCTCAGCATGAACCCCTCCGCCACCCTCCGAAGCATCGACCGCATCAAGGCCAAGTGCCGCGCGATCCACGTCGCCCGCCGCCAGCTCGACCTCGACGACGATACCTATCGCGCCACGTTAAAACGCGCCGCTGGCGTTACATCCAGCACCGAAATTAACACCCTGGCCAAAGCGGACGCCGTGCTTGATGCCCTCTCCAAGATGGGCTTTGCACACAAACCCAAGATCACCCCCGGCAAGCACAAGGGCACACCCGCCACGCTTGAGCGCATGCCCTACCTCCAGAAGATCGAAGCCCTCCTGGCCGACATGGAACTGCCGTGGGCCTACGCCGAGAAGATCGCCGAGAACATCACCGGCGGCAAGAAGCCCGAATCGATCAAGAAGCTCGAATGGGTCCGCCAGCCGAAACACCTGGTCGGCATCATCGCCGCCCTGCACGGCGAAAAGAAAAAGCGCCTCACCAAAGTCCTCGCGGAGATCGGCGCCGAACTCGCCCTGCACGGCCTCACGCCGCAATGGGCCAAGGATCAAGCCGAAAACATGGGCCGCCTGATGCAACCGTGGCCCTGGTACGAATGCCTGGACACCCTGCGCCAGATCGCTGACCGCTTAGCCCCTTACCGCGATGCCAAACGAAACGCCTGACCTCATCGAGCAGCTCCCCGGCGAGCTGCGCCGCATGGCCGAACTCATCGGCCTGCCGGCTGCATTACGCCTGGCTGAGGCGCGCGGCGGCCGTCGCCTGTACTTTCCCTATGGCGTCGATCCTGAACACAACCTGGTGCAACTGATCGGCCAGGAAGCTGCCGATATCCTGTGCCGCGAATATGCCGGTGAGCGCCTGGAGATCCCGCGTGCCCTCGGTTACGCCCAAGCCGTACGCAATGCCCACATCCGCCAGAGCCGCGCCAAAGGCATCAGCCAGTCCGCCCTGGCCGGCGAGCATCGCCTCTCCGAACGACATATTCGAAACATCGAGCGTGGGGCGGATGGGGATGAACAGATGGGCTTGTTTTGATTGCCGGCCTCATCCGATAAACTGTGCGCAATCTTTCTGAAAGAAACACGATGAACAAAATCTGGATTGCCGTAGGGAATACCACCGAATATGGCCGCGTGTACCTGCCGGACTACGCTGCGAATGACGCGCACAACGTCGGCGTGAAGATCATGGATAAAGCCTGGAAAGAAGGGTTTTCCGGAACGTTACAAGAGAGATTGACTAATCTCGGCTGGCAGATTGTCTGCGTGCGCTTTGAGGAAGAAGCAATGGAGAGCACGGAAGAGAAAGAGGACCGCGAGCGCCGAGAGTGGGCGCTTGGCGATTACGACAACGGAGAGGACGGCTGTACGCATTGTGGCCGAAGTCGGCTATGCATTTGTGCGAACGGGAAGCACCGTTGCGAAAAATGCAACTGGTCGCCAGAGCTAAACAACTATGCACCGGATGTGTTTTAAACCCGTCATTCCGGGCTTGACCCGGAATCCAGTAGTGCACCACTAGATTCCGGGTCAAGCCCGGAATGACGGTATTACTTCTTGTCACTTGATTCCATGAATGCCCAGACTAGCGCACCAACCCAGCCAACGAACGTCCAGCCAAGGAACAAATTCAGCAGGAAAATCGCTGACGTGTTGCGATGGTCGAGATGATTGGCGGCCAGGGTAGGCCCAAAATAGAAAAAGAGAATCACCGCCCAAAGTATCAAAGTGTCCATATATCCCCCGATAAAGCACAATTATTCGTCATCCGTGTTACCGCCAATTGACAGCCACTCCCCAACGTCGTAGTTTATAAAAAGCCATCCGCACCTTGCGGCGGAAAGCTTTCCGCCTTAACTGAGCATCCCCCAGCCGCCAACATGGCGGCATGCCCAGACCAATCTCCCTGATCGTTATCCACTGTTCAGCATCGCCGAACGGCGACAGCCTGTTTCGTGGTTCGCCCGGCTTGCCCGGTTTCCAGACCCCGGTGACGGCCATCGACGGCTGGCATCAGAAGCGCGGCTTCCACCGCGACACCAAGGCGCGTGCGTTCTTTAACCCGCAGCTCGCCGCCATCGGCTACCACTACGTCATCTACCGCAATGGCGTTACCTGCACCGGCCGCAGCGAAGAAGAAGTGGGCGCGCACGTCTCCGGCTTTAATCAGAAGAGCCTCGGCATCTGCCTGGTCGGCACCGATCAATTCACCCTCGACCAGTGGAACACCCTGCGCGACCTGGTCAGCCGGATGCAGACCCGGCTCCCCGACGCCCGCATCGTCGGCCACCGCGACCTCTCCCCGGACACCAACGGCAACGGCGTCGTCGAAAAATTTGAGTGGCTCAAAACCTGCCCCGGCTTCGACGTGGCCGCCTGGATCGCGGGCGGCATGCAACCCCTATCCACCACCCCCAACAACCCGTAAGAGGAGAAACCATGAAGCGACGCACCTTTCCCTTGACGCCAGCCGGACGCTTCTGGCTGGCCTACGGCGTGCTGCTGGCCTGCATCGCCTTCGCCCTGGTCTCGCACTGATGAACCCGATCATCATTGCTATCGTCCTCGCCTTGATCGGCGTGGGTCTGGTTGCCTGGGCGGTCTTGAATCCCGAGTGGCAGCGCGCTGAAGCTTACGACGCGATTCTGCCTTTTTTCGGTGGTGTCTTCCTTGTCGTCATAGCCATTGTCGTGTGGATTTGCACCTGGGTTTTCGCAGGGAGGGCCGGATAAATGGACCCGATCACCATCGCCCTGGGCCTCGCCCAGCTCGCCCCCAGCCTGATGCGCTTCTTCGGTGTTGGCGAAAAGCCCACCGCCGTCGTCGAGAAGGTCATCGGCATCGCCCAATCGGTCACCGGCCAGCCGACCGGCGAAGCCGCCCTGGCCGCGCTGCAGGCCAATGCAGAAAAGGCCCTCGAATTTCGCATGGCCGCGCTGCAGATGGATGGCGACCTCGAACGCGCCTACCTCGATGACCGCAAGGATGCACGCAGCCGCGACGTCGCCTTGCACCAGGCCGGCTACGTGAATCGCCGCGCAGACCTGATGGTGCTCTTCGACGTCATCGGCCTGATCGCCTGCCTGGCCGTACTCACCTTCTTCAGAAAAGAGATCCCCGGCGAAGTCGTCGGCCTGCTCTCAACCATCGCCGGCATCTTCGGCTTGTGCCTGCGCGATGCCCATCAATTCGAATTCGGCTCCAGCCGAGGCAGCAAGGAAAAGGATCTGCTGATCGGTGCTCGCACCGAACCCAAGTAACGCCACCGCGAGAGCCCTACGCCGGTCCAGTGGGCCTATAACGCCGGCATTCATCCACGCAATAACGAGCCCCGGCCAGCGCCTTCTGGTCGGGAAAACGGCGGGGGATGAAACCTTCATGCAATGACTGGATTAATACAGGGATGACGATGGACGCTGAAACCATAAAACTCGCACTGCAAGCCACCAACATGCTGGGCACACTGGCCATCGGCATCTGGATGTACCTGGAAAAACGCGGCGACAAGACCAACGACCGGATTACCGATCTCGCCAAAGACACCAAGGAAGATCTGGACGATCACGGAAACCGCCTGGCCACGCTAGAAGGCAAGGTCGCCGCCGCCCCCACGCATGACGATATCGGCGGAATCCATGACCGCATCACCGAGGTGGTCAAGCTGCAGGAGCGCATGGCGGGCGAGTTCCAAACGGTCAAGGGCACGCTCAACATGATCCACCAGCATCTGCTCACCGGAGGCTCGCGATGAAATACCCCGAACTCGTTGCAGCGGATCGCCGCCTGATCCTCTTGCACATCCTCGCCCAGTCGGCCGGCTACACCTGCAACGAATTCCTGCTCATCAGCCTGGCCGAATCGTTCGGTCATGTGCTCTCACACGATGCCCTGCGTACCGACCTCGCCTGGCTGGCAGAGCAGGGGCTGGTCACCACGCAAATCGTTGCCGAGGTCACCATCGCCAAACTGACCCAGCGCGGTGCCGACGTCGCTGCCGGCCGCGCGCACGTCCCCGGTGTCAAGCGTCCCGAACCGGTCCTTTGACATGGGCCAGAAAAGCGCCATCAAGCTGCTTGACCCGCGCATCCGCGAGTCTGTCGACACGGCGATTCGCGAAGGCCGGGCGACCATCGACCAGATCGTCGAGCTGATCTCCCAGCACGGCGTTGAAGTCTCGCGCTCGGCGGTCGGGCGTTACAAGCAGAAGGCCGAGAGCCAGATGCAGCGTTACAGGGAGGCGCAGGAAGTCGCCAAGGTCTGGATCGGCAAGCTGCAGGCCGACCCCGAAGGCGACGTCGGCCGCTTGCTCACCGAAATGCTGCGCACCGCTGCTTTTCAGACCATGGGCGACATGGAAGCCGCCGCCCCGGAAGAAATCATGCTCCTGGCCAAGGCCATCAAGGATCTGGCCAGCGCCGACAAACTCACTGCGGAACGCATCCTCAAGACGCGCCAGGAGGCCGTGCGCGAAGCCGCCGAACGCGTGGCCGCCGTGGTCAAGGCCAAGGGCCTGTCATCCGACACGGCCGCCGAACTGCGCCGCGAGATCCTCGGGGTTGCCTGATGATTTCCTCCACGGTCATCACCAACACGGCGGTGGACGAGTACTCCCCGCCGCCAGTGCTCCTGCCGTACCAGCAGCGCTGGGTGGCCGATCAATCGCCGTTCAAGATCATGGAGAAGGGCCGGCGAACCGGTATCACTTGGGCCGAAGCCGCCGATGACGTGCTGATCGCCGCCTCCGAGAAATCGGCCGGTGGCCAGAACGTCTACTACATCGGCACCGACCAGGAGATGACCGAAGAGTACATCCAGGCCTGCGCCATGTGGGCCAGCGTGTTCAACCGCGCCGCCAGCGAGATCGACGAAGGGTTGTGGGAAGAAGAGAAGGAAGACCGCCACATCAAGACCTTCTCGATCCGCTTCCCGGCCAGTGGCCACAAGATCATCGCGCTGGCCTCGCGCCCCCGAAAACTGCGCGGCCGCCAGGGCGTCCTGGTCGGCGACGAAGCGGCCTTCCAGGACGATCTCGGTGAGCTGATCAAGGCCGCGATGGCCTTTCTGGTCTGGGGCGGCAAGGTCCGCCTGATCAGCACCCACGACGGCGAAGACAACGCCTTCAACGAGCTGGTCAACGAAGTCCGCGCCGGCAAGCGCCCCGGCACCGTGCACCGCGTCACCTTCGACCAGGCCGTGCTCGACGGCCTGTACAAGCGCGTCTGCATGCGCCGTGGCATTCTCTGGGACGCCTTCGAACAGGAGGAGTGGGCCGAGAAGATCCGCGCCTACTACGCCTCTGACGTCGACGAGGAACTGGACTGCATCCCTGCCACCGGCTCCGGCGTCTTCCTTCCCATGGCCTTGATCCAGTCGCGCATGACCGACACCACGCCCCTGGTGCGCGGCAGCTGGCCCAGCGAATTCACCCTGGTCGGTGATCGCCTGCGCGAGCTGGAAGTGGCCGCCTGGTGCGAAGAACACCTGGCCGGCCCGCTCAAGGCCCTCGACCGCGAGCGCCCGCACGGCTTCGGCCTCGACTTCGGCCGCCTCCGCGATCTCACCGTGCTGCCCGTCCTCGAGGAGGGCAAGACCCTCAAGAACCGCGTCCGCCTGTGGATCGAGCTGGACAAGTGCCCCTACCGCCAACAGGAGCAGATCCTCAAGTACGTCGTCGAACGCCTGCCGCGCTTCCGCAAGGGCGCCATGGATGCCACCGGCAACGGCCTGGCGCTGGCCGAATACGCCCAGCAGCAGTTCGGCGCAGCGCGTATTGAGGCCATCAAGCTGCATGACGGCTTCTACCTGGAACACATGCCGCACTTCCAGGCCGCCTTCCAGGACGCCACCCTGGGCGACATCCCGCGCGACGATGAGATCCGCGACGACCTGCGCTCGATCAAGAAAATCCGGGGCATTCCAAAGATCGGCAACGCCCGCACCCTGGGCGGCGGCGACAAGAAACAGCAACGCCACGGCGACGGCGCCATCGCCCTGTTCCTCGCCGACTACGCCATGCGCCAGGACGTCGCCCCCATCGAATTCACGCCGGTACCGGACAAGGCCGCACGCGAACGCGCCGGCCTGGACGATGACGACGACGAAAACCCGCTGCCCGGCAAGGGCGGCGCTTACTGAAGTCCATCAACGAAAGGAGTCAGCATGACCAAAAAAGTACGCATCGAGAACGCCGACATGTCCAGCTTCAAGGTAATCGTCCAGGTCTGGGACAAGGGTTACCCGGAGGGCGAGCCGGACAAACTGGCGAAGGAAATCAAACTCGACCACCCAACGGCGATGACCGGCGACGACTGCTATCTGACGTCCACCCGTTACCTCATCGTCAAGGAAGCCTAAACCCCGTCATTCCGGGCTTGACCCGGAATCCAGAATTCACCCTCAAATTTCTCAGCACATCAACGGAGCCCCCCATGCGTAAATCAATCATCACCCTTGCCATCGCTGCATTAGTAGCCTGTGCCGGCCTCGCCGGCTGCGGCGCCAAAACCGCCGAGCAAAAAATCACCAACCAAGTCGCCCAACTCCACGCCCTCACCGCCGACGAACGTTCCCGCGCTGAAACCAACGCCAAGAAGTTCTACGAGAAGCAATGGATCACGGCGGCCAACGAACGCGGCCAGTTCAACGAATGCCGGCCGAGCGACAGCAACTTCAACGGCCTGGTCACGTGTTTCGGCTTCATCCCCAAGCCCGGCGGCGGCTACAACGAAGCCAAGCGCTACTGCGGCTACACCCCCGAACTGACCGGCTGCTCAGACGAGGACACCGTCAAGTGATCGTTCTCGGGATCGGCAGTTTCCTGCTCATCATCACCGCTGCCCTGTTGGTCGGCCTCGCGGCCGGCTGGCGAGTGGGCCATCGCCGATCCAAACGGAGCTAGTAACCATGAGCGCAATCGTCGACATCGACGGCCGGCCTTTCAAATCAGAAGCCCTGGCCGAGCCGCAGACCGCCCGCACCACGCAACTCCATCGCATCTTCGAGGAGCACCCGGCGCGCGGCCTCACACCCGCCAGCCTGCATCGCATCTTGTCCTCGGCCGAGCAGGGCGATCTGGCCGCCCAGCATGACCTGTTCCGCGACATGGAAGACCGCGACGGCCATATCCTCACCGAGATGTTCAAGCGCAAGGCTGCGCTGCAGGGGCTAGATTGGACCCTCGTCCCGTCGCCGGACGCCAGCGCCAAAGAGAAGGCCGATGCCGAGTGGCTGACCGAGATCATCGCCAGCCTGGAACTCGAAGACATCATCCTCGACACCATGGATGCCGTCGGTCATGGCTTCGCCTGCCAGGAAGTCACCTGGGCCGCCGTCGGCAAGGAAAAACTGCCGACCCGGTTCGAGCACCGCCCGCAGTCCTGGTTCCAGCTCGACCGCGAAACCCGCAGCCAGATCCGCCTGCGCGACAACAGTCCCGACGGCGCCGAACTCTGGCCCTTCGGCTGGATCGTCCATGTGCACAAGGCCAAGTCCGGCTACATCGCTCGAGGCGGAATCCACCGCACGCTCGCCTGGCCCTACCTGTTCAAGAACTACTCGGTGCGCGACCTGGCCGAGTTCCTCGAAATTTACGGCCTGCCGCTGCGCCTCGGCACCTATCCCATTGGCGCCTCCGCCCGCGAGAAGTCCACGCTGCTCAATGCCGTCATGTCCATCGGCCATGCGGCGGCCGGTATCGTGCCCGAAGGCATGGCCATTGACTTCAAGGAAGCGGCAAAAGGGCAGAGCGACCCCTTTGAGTTCATGATCGGCTGGTGCGAGAACACGCAGTCCAAGATCATCCTGGGCCAAACGCTCTCGGCCGACGCCAAACCCACCGGTCTCGGCTCCGGCGTCTCCAATCTACACAACGAAGTCCGCCACGACATCCTCGCAGCCGATGCCCGCCAGATAGCACGCAGCCTGACCCGGCACCTGGTCTGGCCGATCCTCGCCGTCAACCGCCCCGGCGCCGATCCGGCGCGCTGCCCCAAGTTCCGCTTCGACCTGGGCGAGATGGAAGATCTCGCCGCCTTTGCCGATGCCTTGCCCAAGCTGGCCGGGGCCGGCATGCAGATCCCGATCACCTACGCCCATGAAAAGTTGCGCATCCCGCAGGCTAAGGAAGGCGAGGCGATTCTTGGCGCGTTAAAAACGCCAGAAATCCCGCCGAACGCGTTACAAACGCCAGACAAGCCTGCCGCCTTGAAACGGGCCATCGACCAAGCGGCAGGCCTTCCCGATCCGCTGGACGAACAACTGGACAGTGCCGCTGCCGGCCCGATGAACGTGCTGCTGGCATCGCTCGGCAAGATCATCGACGACGCCACCGATCTGCCAGCATTGCAGGCGGCCCTGCTCGATGCGTATGGCAGCCTCGAAAGCGATCAGCTCACCGAAGTGATGGCCGCTGCCTTTGCTCTGGCCGAATTGACGGGGATCTCGGACGTGCAGGATGAAGCCGGTGGCGGCTGACAAAGCCAATTTCGGCTTCAACACGCCGTTCGCCGAGCAAATCGACTTCTTTCGCCGCAAGCTCAACCTGCCCAGCGAACGCTGGGACGATATCGTCCGCTCGGCACATGATCGCGGGTTTATCGTCGCCGGGGCCATGAAGGCCGATCTGCTCAAGGATCTGAATGGTGCCGTGGCAAAAACCATCGAGCAGGGCACGGGCTTGCAGGCGTTCCGCAAGGATTTCACGGCGATTGTGAACAAGAACGGCTGGACGGGTTGGACCGGCGAGGGAAGCAAGGCCGGATTCGCCTGGCGTACCAAAGTCATCTATCAAACGAATCTGGCCACCAGTTATGCCGCCGGCCGCTACAAACAACTAACCGACCCAGACTTCCTCGCGCTACGCCCGTACTGGCGCTATGTACATAACGACAGCACCGCCTATCCGCGCCCGCTGCACTTGCGCTGGGGCAATATGCGCTTGACCTTGCGCCACGATCACCCGTTCTGGCAGACGCACTTTCCGCCCAACGGGTGGGGGTGTCACTGTCGGGTCACCCCGGTCGATGCGCCCGAGGCCGGCGACGCCACCGATCCGCCAGAGGGCTGGAACGTGCGCAACGATGCCGGCAATCTGCCTGGTATCGACAAGGGGTTTGACTATGCGCCGGGGGCGAATTCAGAAACGCCGCTACGTCAAATAGTCCAGGACAAGCTCATCACGTATCCTCAGGCCATCACCAAAGCCTTGTCGCGCGATGTGAACCGCTACATCAACGCCCACGATGACATAGTCGGTTACGTGAGCAGCGTACTGGCGGACAAGTCGCAGGCAGAGTCCTTGTGGCTGGGATTCGTTGACAATTTTGAGGATGTTACGGCCGCTGCCAAACAGGATATGAAAGGGTTCATGGTGTTGCTCCCGGACGGTGCGCCACGCCACGTCGAGCGCAGCCACGGCCACGACGGCGGCGATCAGCGCCCGGTGCGTCCGGAGGATTATAAGCAGGTGGCGCTGGTCTTGTCGGACGCGGACAAACTGCAGCCGGGAAAGAAGAGCAGCAACGGCCTGGATACCGTGGTGGCGTGGAAAGAGATCGGGGGCGAGCTGTTCCGTTGTGTCTTTGAAGTTCGCCCTGGGCGGAACAACCGAGCGCTGGCGCTGGTTTCCATGATCATCAAGAGAGCGGGTGGTGGCTGATGTCGCTTGCGCTCCCCAGCCTAGAACGTCCGGAACGAATCCACCCTTGCTACCAAGTATATAAACCCGGCCTCTATTTGAAAAGGGGAATTCCTCATGTTTACCGTTGAAGTCAAAGACAGCAGCGTCCGGGCCGGCCTAGATGAACTTTCCGCCAAGCTCGACAACATGAAGCCGGTGCTGCAGGCCATCGGCGAGGACATCATGGAACGCGCCAAGGCGCGCTTTGCCACCAGCACCGGGCCGGATGGCCAGCGCTGGGCGCCGAATGCCCGCTCGACCATCGAATCCTTCGTCGGCAATAAGGGCGGCTTCGGCAAGCGCGGAATCAACAAGAAGGGCCAGGGGCTGGCGATGAACAAGAAGCCGCTGATCGGCGAGTCGAAAAGCCTGATGAAGCAATTTCACGTCAGCGCCGATGCCGACTCGGTCGTCATCGGCAACACCATGCCGTATGCCGCCATGCAGCAGTTTGGCGGAACGAAGGCGATGTTTCCAAATCTCTGGGGCGATATCCCGGCACGGCCGTTCTTCCCCGTCGATGCCAACGGATTTCTGAACGAGCATGAGCGAGAACTGATTCTGGCGAAGATTAACCAGTATATGGAAAAGTAGCGTCCCGATGTCCAATGTCACCAATGAAGGAAACGAAATGAAAACCGTGATTCCCCCGTTATTTGGTATCGCCTCGGAAATCAAGCGTACAGAGGATCAATTGGTGATCCAGAAGATTTCCGGAATGCCCGCCGAGGCGGTTAAGCAACTGGTGCTCGACTGCTTGGGGCAAGGGCTGCTTCCCGGTCTTTCGGAGCCTCTTGGGATTGAAGAACAAGTTGCTCAAGCTTTGCGATCAAGTCTTGCAGGGCTGCACTGAGGGTCGGAAAAACAAACCCCGGCACGTGGCCGGGGAAAGTCCTACAGGGCAAAAAAACAAGTGGTTTATACCGACGCTAATGCTTCAGTGTTTTCGGTATTTATAACGCGAGCGTAACGCCATTATCTGCGGATAGAACTAGACTGATTTTTAGTTTGTTTTGGGTCCGGACTTTCCGCTTTGGTATTTCCGCCGGTTACGCCCTGCCAACCCCGGTGGTTCCATAGGTGGCATTTTGTTGTTTTGCAGTCACGAATCAGTATTTTGGTGAGATGAGAATTGGGATGCTCCTCGCTAAAGCAGTTGTGATAGCAGAAAGCTGCAATCGCGAATTTCATCGACGTTGGGTTTTTGCGGGACTTTTCAGCCGGGCTGACCGCTGGTTTTCCTTTGGGCATGATCTTCTCCTATGCAGCCGCTAGTTTAGCTAGATGACGGTCAATGCGCCGCAACAGCTTGAGCATTTCCACCTCGCCCTGGGTGTAGGGGTTGGGCGGTTCTTTCGGCTTGGGCGGCACATCGAATTTGAACTGGCCGGTCTTTATCATGATTTTCATATGATTTTCCAGCCAGGCGTACTTGCGGTATTCGGCGTCGGCTGGGGGAGTGACCGCGCGTTGCGGTCGGAAGGGTATTACGCAAGCCATGATGGCCTCCTGTAAGTTTCAAGTTGAGAGACCGCGCCGGTTAGTAGCCGGTGCGGGCGGTCGGGACTCAACTAGGCACTTACAGATGCCCGGCGCTCATTTCCCTTGCGGGTGTTGTATTCGGCGCTCTCGTCCCGACCATAACAGTACTGCCAGATACAACAATGCCAGCTCAAAGGCTGGCAGCGTAGGCGCAAGGTCGGTTGCGCTTCCGCTGTAAGTTTCAGTACCACCGATCCTACGCCAGTGCCAAATATCGCGCAAGTGGCCGGCTTGCATTTTTCCGACGCTTCGGCGTATCGTGTAATTAAGCAATAAGCCCTCTGGCGGAACTCTTTCCGCCTTAACTGCGTTTCCTGCCCTCGCCATCATGGCGACATGGCAAAACGAATCCTTCCTTCCCGCTTCTCCGTCACTGCGCTCTCTGCCCTGCTGCCAGCGTCCGACGGGCAGCCTCCCCGCGAATTTCGCCTGTTTCCCGCCGGTCGCTTCCGCGCCATCGACGGGCAGCGTCCCGACAAACCCGCTGCCGGCTGGTTGATGAACGCCCAGGCGGCCACCCGTCTGATCGCGGCGGCCAAGGCGCGCCAGTCCGACTACGTCATCGACTACGAACATCAAACCCTGTTTGCCGCCAAGAACGGCCAACCTGCACCGGCCGCTGCCTGGTTCCACGATCTGGAATGGCGCGAAGGCGACGGCCTCTATGTCGTCGATCCGAACTGGACGGCAGCGGCAGCCAGGCACGTGACCGCCAACGAATACCGCTACGTCTCGCCGGTGTTCGCCTGGGACCGCGTGACCGGCGAAGTCACCACCATTCATCACGCCGCCCTGGTCAATGACCCCGGCCTTGACGGCCTCACCGATTTTTCAGCGCTCGGGGCGCATTTCCCCGAAAACCATTTTTCCGAAGAGGAGCCTATGGAACTCATCACCAAACTGTTCATCGCCGCCGGCCTTGCGGCCCCGGCAGATGAAGCCGCCGCCACTGCCGCATTGTCCAACCTCAAGGCGGCCGCCGACCAGGTCAAGCCGCTGGAGACCGCAGTCGCCGCGCTCAAGGCGCAGACCCCCGATCCGGCGAAGTTTGTGCCGGTAGGCACCATGCAGGATATGCAAACGCAGATCGCTGCGCTTAGCGCCCAGATCAACGGCGGCGAAGTCGACGGCCTGGTCAAGTCCGCCATCAGCGAAGGCAAGCTGTTGCCAGCGCAGGAAGCCTGGGCGCGCGATCTCGGCAAGAAAGACGTCGCCGCGCTCAAGTCCTACCTGGTCACCGCACCGGTCGTTTCTGCCCTGGCCGGCAACAGCCAAACCAACGGCAAAGACCCGGAAAAGAAGCCCGGCACGCTCACCGACGTCGAGCTGGCCGTCTGCAAGGCGCAGGGTATCAGCGCCGAAGACTTCCTCAAAACCAAGGCCGCCTAAGCGCGTCCGCATCCAGCCCGATAGGAGACCGGCATGACCGCCCAGACTCAAGACCGCAACACCCCCGCCCGCGACAACGTGGACTTTGAATTCCCGATGGCCGCGTCCACCAAGATCTACGCCGGCTCCATCGCCTGCCTCAACAGCTCCGGCCTGCTCACCAAGGGCGCCGCAACCACCGGCCTGAAAACCGTTGGTGTTGCCCAGGCACTGTGTGACAACAGCGCCGGTGCCGCCTCCGCTCTCAAGGGCAAGGTGCGCCGTGGTTGCTATCGCTTTGGCAACAGCGCCTCCACCGATCTGATCGCCCTGGCTGACGTTGGCGCCGACTGCTACATCGTCGATGACCAGACGGTCGCCAAGACCAACGGCTCCAGCACCCGCTCGGTGGCCGGCAAGATCCGCGACGTCGACACCGACGGCGTCTGGGTCGAGATCTGATCACCGAGCTGACCCGCTCAGCCCAATTCTGAATTCACTGGAGAAATGCAATGATCGTAAACAGAGACAGCCTCAACGCCATGTACACCGGTTTCAAGACCGCGTTCAACCAGGCGTTTGCCGGCGTTCAACCGATGTGGAACAAGATCGCCACGCTGGTGCCATCGACCGCCAAACTGGAAACCTACGGCTGGATCGGCCAGTTCCCGAACCTGCGCGAGTGGATCGGCGACCGCCAGGTCAAGAGCTTGGCCGCCAGTTCCTACCAGATCACCAACAAGAAGTTCGAAGGCTCGGTCGGTGTTCCGCGTGACGACATCGAAGATGACAGCTTCGGCATTCTGACCCCGGTTTTCGCATCCATGGGCCAAGCCGCTGCCGTGCATCCGGACACGCTGGTCTTTCAGTTGCTCAAAGACGGCTTCAGCACGACGTGCTATGACGGCCAGTATTTCTTCGACAGCGATCACCCGGTCGGTGCCGGCACCGTCAGCAACACCGGCGGTGGCAGCGGCAACCCGTGGTTCCTGCTCGACACCTCGCGTCCGCTCAAGCCGCTGATCTTCCAGAAACGCCGCGAATATGACCTCAAGGCCATGACCAACCCCGATGACGAAGCCGTGTTCATGCGCGACGAATACCGCTACGGCGTCGATGGCCGTGGCAACGTCGGATACGGTTTCTGGCAGATGGCCTACGGATCGAAGGACACGCTCGATGCGACCAAATTTGACGCTGCCGTCGCCGCCATGATGGCCTTCAAATCGGACGAAGGTGCGCCGCTGGGCATCAGCCCGACCATCCTAGTTGTCGGCCCGAGTAACCGTTCGGCGGCCAAAGCGCTGATCGAGTCCGAGAAACTCGCCAGCGGTGCCAGCAACACCAACTTTAAGGCCGTCGAATTGTATGTTTGCCCCTGGCTGACTTAACGGATAACCCCCCCCGAGAGTAGCACGCTCACCCCGGTCGCATCGGCGACCGGGGTTTAGAACAGACAGGAATGGACACCATGACCAAAACCGCTGCAGTAAAACCCGCCGAAACAAAAGCCAAGCCGGAGACGGATAAAACCACCGCCACCGATGCCGCACTAACGCCAGCCTTCACGCACCGTATTTCCGGCACACCCGAGCACGGCTTCTACCGCGCCGGCCGTCACTGGCCACGCGAAGGCGTTGAAGTCAATCAAACCGATTTCACTGCTGACCAGTGGGCAGTGCTCGAAGCCGAGCCGCGCCTGGTTATCGCCGCCCTGTAACGTAGTCCTGAAAACGCCCCGGAGACCGGAATGAGTAAAGGTGATTGGAAAAAATCGACGGAAAGCATCGTCCCGCTTCGAGGGGTTGTTCGGAACGGTGTACTGGCCAGCATCCTGGATCAACACGACAACGAGCTGGGCGCGCCTGTTACGGCAACGCCTACCCTCACCGGGGGGCTTGAATTAATTGGCCCGGATGGTGAGCCGTTGATACTTACTGCATCGTCAATGCCGAGGCAAAACATTCTGTCAGAATTATTGAATATCATTGATGGAGAGGGCGAACTGGCTTACGCCACCGATACGAAATCACTTGTTGTCTTGGATGGAGCCACCCCCCAGGTTTTTAGCCAGCTAGATGCAGGCGTTTGGAGCGCTGTAGACAGAACTCTCACGGCAGGCACGCTTCTACTAGGCGCTGCTCCGGTTGAGGGGGCGCCTGTTGAGGGGTTGCTGGTGTCGTCCTCTGGTGGAAGCGCCTCATTTCAAACAGCGAAAGATTTCACTGTTTTTGCTGGACCTATTGATATGGATGCGACGACGGCGGGGGTGATTTCTATCGTCGCAGGTACTAACTTCTCGGAAGTATCCGGCATGGGCGGCGCTATTAACCTACAACCAGGCACCGGCATAACGACTAACGGAACGATTAGAATTAAAGATGGCAACGGGAGCGAGGTAATCCGAGTAGGCACTACGGCTGCTGCCGCACCGGGCTTGAGCTTTTTCGGCCAAACAACTGTAAAGGCCAAACCAGCTATTACAGGTAGTCGAGGTGGGAATGCGGCTCTGACATCACTTTTAACAGAGTTGGCAGCACTTGGTCTGATAACGAATAGCACGAGTGCGTAATGGCTGTTCTTGCCAATAACGTGCGAGGCATTCGTGCCGAAGAGGATTCCAGTCTGCGTACTTTTAACAAGACTGAGAATCTTCTGCCGCCAAAGACTGTAACGCCGTATGCTAGGGATGAGCAGCTCGTTACTTTTACCTACCCTGAGCGCATCACCTATTCATACGAATACGCATTGTATAATGTGAATGGCGTGGTTACAACATCCACCCCTCACATAGCCGATATAGATGAAGGTAGAATCATAGCCAAGGACGACCCCTTTTCCGGCGACGCGTCAGGCTGTTTAATCAACGTCCCTGGCGTCAGGGGAAACCGCGAATATGAGATTATTTTTAAAAATAAACACCCTGAGATTACTTGTGATGTTCTGGCCTATTCGCCGGGAAGCCTTGTTCAGCATTTGTTTCAAGAGCAAGTTAATGTTTTGAGTGGGGTAATTACTTCAGTTACGCCGTGGGATAATAATGCCGCCTCCGATATGCTACGCGTATGGGAAACCAAAGTCCCAAAGGATGCATCACCAACCAGTGGAATCAACCCCAACAACATTCTGCTGTCACTTGGCTACACGCAGAGCGAATTAAAAGCCCTGATACAGCGCAACGTCTGGATTAACGATAAGTACAAGCTGGTGCCTGGGGGCGATTATCACGACGCAACTAACACCAGCATATCGCAGAGTGCCTATGATTCAGGTAGCGTCATGTTTATTTCTGAGGACGCGAAATTAGTAACCGGGACACGCCCCGCTGACGGACTTACAGTGGCTTTGTTCGATGATAACTATACTGATTGGATGCCGCAGTTCATACACGGACCGCTTTCATATCAGCAGAACCAGTCCGGTGGCGATATTGGAACTGGTTGGAGTTATACGCGTAAGTGCGGAACCGTATTACCTTTGTGGCTGATGCGTACTAACACCCCTGCCGGTTTCTCGGATTCATATTGGGTGCAACCTATAGG